TCATTCGCCGCCGATGCCGGGAGGGTCGAAGCGATCGGAAGCCTCCGTCAGAAGCTCATTGATGTGTTGCTGAAGGATGGTTTGCAGCAAATGGGGTTCGACGCCGAGTTCGGCGGCGATGACGCCCGACACGCGCGCGGGCCAATTCAGCAGAGCGTCGCGCATAGTGCTGGCGATTTCATCAATCGTCGCATTGGCGGTCGCGACATCCAGCAGCCGGCCCTTGATTTCATCAAGTGCCAGGCGCTGGGCTTCCACCTTCAGCGCGAGTTGCGCGACCTTGAGGCGGGCAAAGGGCGTGCCCTCGGCCGCCGCGCTGCCAGCGAGGGCGGAACGCTGCGGGTCGGCGGTTTCCAACAATCTGGCGCGGGTTTTGGCGATGTCCCATTGACCATCCGGCTCGCGCGCGATGCGCCCCGTGCGTTCGGCTTTGTGCATGGTGGTATCGCTGACGCCGAGGCGTCGCGCGGCTTCGCGCGTGGAGGATGTCAGTTCAGCCATGGCGGCGACCTCCCGCCGCGCGTTGGTGAGGGTTCAGGGTGTCACTGTGTGGCGCGGCGGCGCGCTGCGTGGAATGCGGCAAGGGCGGCTTGCCAATCGGCGTTATGCGCAATGCCGATGCGCTGGAGGGGTTCGAGCGTTACCTTGCGCCGGCTGTAGTATTCACCCTGCATGCGCGCGAGCCATCCGGAAAGCCCCTGCGCGGCAAGGGTGTTACTGGCGACCAAAACTTCTGCCTCGCTCGGCTCGGTGCGTCCGAGGGAAACATGCCGGCCATCAGTGCCCAGTACGATCCATCGGGTTTCAGTTTCTGCGTGCATCGTCATTCTCCGTCTCGCGTGACGGATGCTTCGCGCTGTGTTTCGCGCGAGCCAAGGCAATAAAGCGCCAGGGATCGCGATGATCCCTGGGCTTGGCAATCATTCATGCCGCTGTGGCTGGGCAGCTTCATTCAGCGACGCGGTAGACGGTGTAGGAGCCTTTTGCGCCCTGCTTGTTCGGACCGACTTGGCGAATGCGCTCGGCAATCTCTACCGTGATCCCTTGGCGCTTTTTCAGCCCGGCGAAAAACCCGCGCACCGTATGCTGCGCCCAGCCGGTGGCCTCGGCGATTTGCGCCACCGTCGCGCCCTCAGGGCGGCGGAGCATGGCTAGCACCACTTCCTGCTTCGTGCCCTCGCGTGGCTTGCGCGGCGCGCCCGTGGCACGTGTGCCGCGGCGGGAGAGCACTTTGCGCAGCATGTCCATCGCGCGCGTGATGGGGTCTTTGTCAGCATTCGCGGGCGGTGTTTCCTCCCAGGCTGCGAGCAAGCGTTCGGCGGCTTCGCGCAGGTTCACGCTTCCCATGTTGGGCGTGTCTGGCGCGGGTTCGGCGGGTTGTTCTGCCTGCGCGTCGTCCTGCTGCGGCGTCTTCTCTTCCCCGCCCTGCGGCGCCGTGTCGCGCGCCGCGCGCCCCTCATTCGGGTCAATGCCAATGGCGCGCAGCCCTTCATCCGTCACTTGGATCAGGATCGGCGTGCCATCCCCATCCTTGCGCCACACCATCGCCAATTGATCGCGCGGTGCGGCAACCTCAATCAGCAGGCGGCTTTTGATCAGGCTGTTTACCACCGCGCGGCAGGCAGCGACTGGCAAATGCTTCGGCGCAATCGCCAGCAATTGCGGGTGCTGCGCGCCATGGCTCAATACAATCCGCTGCGTGTCAGAAAGTTTCATCGTCTCGGTCTCCGGTTGCGGGCGCCGACCATCGGCCCCTACTGCCGGGAGCCCCGCGGGCGGACCCTGCGGGGCAGTGCGGCGCCGCCTTGCGGCGGGCTGCGCTTCAGTCCTGCACTTCGGCGGCGATGCCCTCGTTGATCACGAAGCCCGTCAGGTAGGGCAGGCCGGCGGGGATGCCCGTCTCGCGGCTGGTGCGCTGCGTGATGCGCCAGCCCATCCATTCCGCAGTGGTCTTGGCGATGGCATCCGCGAGGCTCGCGCCGTGATGCATCTGGCTGTTCACCCCATCCGCGAAGTGGCGCCCGTAGCGGCTGTCGAGGAAGGCGCGCACCGAGGCGGGATCCGTGCTGGTTGCGTTGTGGATCGCGGTGAAGGCGATCGGCCAGGCGGGCGCTGCGTGTTCGCGCATGGTGCCCCAGAAACCCCAGTCTTGGTTTTCGGTGGGAAGGATTGTGCTCATCTGTTTGTCTCCGTCATCGGCGGGGGAAATCCCCTGCGCGTGACAGACCATTCGCGCTGTGATGGGGGCTGAGCCAAGCGAAATAGAGCGTTATTTCATTGCTATGTTCAGCAGGGTTTGATCATGATGTGAGGGCCAGAAGCTGCTGCTATCTGGCCCCCGATCGCCATGATTAGCGGCGCTTTTTGCTGCGCTTCGCGGCGGCTTGGCCGGCTGCGTATGCCTCCGCGAGTGAATTTCGGATGGACCAGACGGCGACATCGTGAAAATCAAGCGCGTCGCGGTTTCTGGTTTCCAGCGTTTCAACCGATGGCATGTGCCGCTTGGCGATTTCCAGGAAAAGCTGGGTGGTGTCGATGGTGTCGTTCATCTTGGTCTCCTTGCTGCGGCGCCGGGGTTATTCCCTGCGCCTGAGGGACCATTCGCGCTGTAGCGGGGGGCGAGCCAAGCGAGATTGAGCGTAATTTCGTTGCTATGATTGGAGAGTTTCAATCATGATCTATTGGTTGCGCGTGCTGCAGTGATATCCGCGAAGGTTCGGTCCTCGCCATCCAGTATCGCGGGCTGGCCCGTCATGGCCTCAAACCGCGCAATCGTCACATCGCAATAGCCGGGATCAATTTCCATCGCATAGCAGATGCGCTCGGCAGTCTCGGCCGCGATGATCGCCGTGCCGCTACCGCAGAAGGGTTCGTAGATCACATCGCCGGGTTCGCTATTGTTCAGCATCGGGCGGCGCATGCATTCCACCGGCTTCTGCGTGCCATGCACCGTTGCCATATCCTCGGGACCGGCGCCGATCGGCCAAAGTGTCGTCTGGTCGCGCGCGCCTTGCCAATGACCGGTGGCACCCTTGCGGACACCATAAATGCACGGCTCATGCTGCCAGTGATAATCGCCACGCCCGAGCACAAGGCGCGGCTTGGCCCAGACGATCTGGCTGCGAACGACAAAGCCTGCGGCCTCCAGGCTTTCGATCACCGTGCGCGCATGCACGCCGGCATGCCAGATGTAGGCCACATCGCCGGGGAACAGCGCCCAGGCTTCGCGCCAATCGGCGCGGTCATCATTGGCAACCTTGCCCGTGCGCGCGGTGGACGAGACGCCAGCCTCGTTGCGCCAGGCGGGATCGTAGCCAACCCCGTAGGGCGGGTCGCTCACCATCAAATGCGGCTTCGCGCCACCGAGCAGGCGGAGAACATCGGCGCGATTGGTGGCGTCGCCACAGAGCAGCCGATGGCGACCAAGGCGCCAGAGATCGCCGGGTCGCGTGACTGGCTGCGCGGGTGGTTCCGGCGCCGGTGCGTCCGGATCACCTTGCGCGGGCGCGTCACCATTGGCGTCGATGCTGGCCAGCAAATCCTCAAGCGCTTCGGCGGAAAAGCCAAGCACGTCCAAATCCACCGAGGCATCATCACGGATGCGCGCGATCTCAGCCGCGAGCAGTGCCTCGTCCCAGCCGGAATTGAGCGCAATTTGATTATCCGCAAGCCGCAACGCACGTGCCTGAGGCTCGGTGAGATGGGCGAGCCGAATAGCAGGCACGCTGGCCATCCCAAGCCGCTTGGCCGCCATGACGCGGCCATGGCCTGCGACCAGAACACCCGCGCCATCCACCAGCACCGGGTTCACAAAGCCGAATTCGGCGATCGATGCAGCAATCTGCGCTACCTGCGCTGGCGAATGCGTGCGCGCATTTTCGGCATAAGGCACCAGCGCCGCCACAGGCAGCGATACAACGGCAAGCTCAGGCTGCATGGGCAACCTCCGCCCGCGCTGCTGCTACCGCATCGAAATCGCGCCCTTCGCCCGCAAGTGTCACCGGCTGATCAGGATACAGCATTCGCCAGCGCGCAATCGCCAAATCTACATAGGCCGGCGCCAATTCAATGCCGCGCACAACGCGGCCCGTGCGTTCGCCGGCAATCAGCGTCGTGCCGCTGCCGGCAAAGGGCTCAAACACCACCTCGCCAGCCTCGGTGTAGGCGCGCATCAGGAAATCCGGCAGTGCCACCGGAAACACCGCCGGATGCTCCGTCTCAATCCCGCGCCCCTTATGGCGTGTGATACGCAGCACCGCGTCAGGAATGCGCATGTCCTGCACCGGCTGGCCGATATGCGTGTAGGCCTTCACCTCGCCATCGGCGGCGCGCAGCCCACTGCCCTTATTTGGCGTACCGGCCCATTTGCAGGGGATGATCTTGTTAGCTTGCCGCGCTGTCCGGTTGAAGTGAAACACGAGTTCGAAGGCCGGGGCTAAACGCCCGTTCCAATCGCCCGGCAATCCCGGCCCCTGGTCCCAGGTATAGAGGCCAAAGCGGCGCCAGCCACGCGCGCGCATCCATTCCAGCCAACCCTGCCAATAGGGCAGCCATTCATTCTCGCGATGGATCAGGCCAAGATTGACCAGTGCTTGACCATCCGGCCGCAGCGCTGCGTCCAGATGCTGGAACACGCCCTGCATGAGCGCATCCCAATCGGAAACACCGCCGGTCGTGTAATCGCGCTGGTTCCCATAGGGCGGCGAGGTGAACAGCATCGCGGCGCGATCGCTTTCCATCACGCGCGCCACCGTGGCTGCGTCGGTAGAATCACCGCACAAGAGCCGATGCGCGCCCAGCAACCACAAATCGCCTGGGCGAGAGACCGCCTGGCGCGGTGCCTCAGGTTCAGCATCGGCAGGGTCGTCGGCATCTTCGGCAATTGCCGGCGCGGCAGGGTTCTCGGCGGTGTGTGCGGGCAGGGCTTCGGGCGCATCGCCGTCGGACACGGCCTCTCCAGCCGCCGCGAGGATGCCCGCAAGTTCATCCGCCGAGAAACCGAGCGCAGCCAGGTCAATCTCCGCCGCCTGGACGCTGGCCAAAGCATCTCGCAGCAGCGCCTGGTCCCATGTTGCGTTCTCTGCGATGCGATTATCGGCAAGCCGCAGCGCTTCCTTTTGCGCGGGCGCGAGGTGCTTCAGCACAATCACCGGCACCTTGGCGATGCCGAGCGCTTCCGCCGCCGCCAAGCGGCCATGGCCCGCGATCACCACGCTATCCTCGTCCACCAGCAGCGGGTTGGTGAAGCCGAAGGCCTGCATGCTGGCCATGATCTGCGCGAGCTGCGCTGCGTCGTGCACGCGCGCATTGCCTGCATGCGGGCGCAGCGAAGCGATAGCGCGGAGTTGGATCCGCTCGGCCATCCAGGGAAGCGTCATGGGGGGTATCCGGGAAGGAGTGGGCTGGGATGCGCGGCGCTATGCGCTGAGGTTTGCACCTAAGCTGCTGAAATCACGCCGAATTGGTGCAAACCATGCGGGGGTTGGGTGCAAACCAGGTGCAAACCTGGGGGGCCTAGGTTTGCACCTAAGTCATTGAATTCATGTGGCTATAGTGCAAACTGCAACCCATATTTTTATTCTGACGCTAGAGGGGTCGGGCGCTTCCGCCCCCCGCATACGACATGGCCAGGAAGGAACCATCAGGTTCACTCTTGGTTTCGCTATTTCTCTCTGGCCTTCAGGAACGTGACCTGCGACGACCTCACGATCAATCGCGATCACAATTCTTTAAGGTGAAGGCATAATAGCCGAAGCGAATTCCGCTGTGCAACACGACATTTTTTCGCTGCGTTGCGTTTGTTTTCGTCCACCGAATTTTTTTGTGACTCGCCCAAGATCGAAACCTTATTGGGCCCACTATTGCAGGTTAGCGACCAGACACTTACGCTTTCAGTAAGCAGGGCTCATGAGCCATCATCAAGCGGGAGCTTCCTCGAATGCTTAGTCGTCGATCCATTGTCGCTTTGCTGACGGGTACCTCTGCCCTTACCTCGCCGAGCTTTGCTCGCGCTCAAAGCTTCCCAAGCCGCCCAGTGCGTATCATTGCCCCTTACCCGCCAGGTGGCGGAATCGACACGGTCGCACGTCTGATCGCCGGTCCGATGTCTGAGGTTCTTGGGCAGTCAGTTGTGGTGGAGAACCGCGCTGGAGCTGGTGGTTCGATCGGTGCTGCCGCTGCCGCACAGGCTCAGCCCGATGGGCATACGCTTCTTCTCGATGCCTTGGGGCACGTGATCAATCCGCTTTTGATCCGTGATTTATCCTTCGATTACGCGCGCGCCTTTGCCCCTGTCTCGTTGGTCGTGAGCCAACCGATCATTGTTGTCTGCAATCCAAACTTACCTATGCGTTCGCTCGCACAGCTGCTCGAGCGCCTGAAGCAGCCCGGCGCAGATTTTTCATATGGCTCGTCGGGCAATGGAACGGGCCCTCACATCGCGGCTGAAAGCCTGCTTCGGCAAGCGGGCGTTCGCGCTACTCACGTGCCGTATCGCGGTGCTGCACCAGCGTTGCAGGACGTGATGTCTGGCAACCTAGCATTCGCAGTCGTGACTGCGGGTTCGACGGTCGCGCTTGCCCGTGAAGGAAAGGTCATACCCCTTGGCATACTGAGCTCGGAACGAATGGCATCTCTGCCAGATGTTCCCACAGCCAACGAAGGGGCGGTGCCAGGCTTTGTTTTTCAGGAGTGGAATGGTTTGTTTGTTCCGGCCGGTACGCCTGAAGGCGCTATAGCGCGGCTTCATCAAGCGGCGCAGCATGCCGTAAACCAACAAGCGGTGCGTGATCGTCTTGCGACACTTGGTGCTGTGCCAGTGGGCTCGTCGCCGGGTGCGTTTGCCAGCTTTCTATCCGCGCAAAGGGAGACCATTGCGCGGACGGTGGCCGCTGCGGGTATCACTGGAAGCTGAGTGGGTAGGCAATGGTCGTGGCGCGCCTCACGCCGCCCTCTGCCGCCCCACCAGCCCGAAATGCCCCGCCAGCACGCTGAGTGTGGCCACAAGCATCCCCTGCGCTTGCGGCGGCGGTACAGGCCGCCCGCCCCAGCCTTGCCGCATGGCCCATTCCCGCACCGACATTTCCAGCCCAACGACGTACCAGGCACAGGAGCCCGCCGCGCTGTCATGACCGCCCAGCGCATTCAGCGCAGCCGCCACCCGTCGCCGCGCGTCCAGGCTGCGTTCGGAAAGGTCATCGCTGATGCCTCCAGGCAGGCGCAGCAGGGCTGACCGCGTCACGCCATCCAGCGCGGCCACGTAGAACAGCGCGCGGAACGTAGCGCCGGCGTCGTGCATCTCCTGCGTGATCGTCCCGTTGGCCAGCATCATGCCCAGCGTATCCACCGCACGGCGATGCTGCACCGGCCTTCCGGTCTCGGGATCCGCCTCGCGGATCGGCGGCGTGAAGTCGCCATGTTGCAGCCGCCATTGGGACGGGCCCATCGTATCCGGCGTCTTGGTGCGTTTTTGCTTGCGCTTAGCGGCCATGGTTCTTCTCCTGCTGCCGAGGCCCCCAGCGGCGCACGGCTTCGTTCTGGACCGCCTGGCGCAGCCAGGGGTCGTGGATGTCCTCAATCGCGAGTGAGACCACTCCCTGCTGCTGCCAGACGCGGCGGCGGAGGGCTTCCATCTCGGGTGTGGTGGTGGGGCTGCGCGTGCCGCGGTTCAGGGACGAGCGCGGCGGCGCTGGAGAGCCAGGGAGGGTCATGTCGGCATCAACAGGCTGTCAAACGACTGAGGCCGTTCCTTGCCCTCCAGAACGGCTTCTGCGAGGGCCTCGTAGACCGCGACGCCGTGAGAGTGCAGCCAGTCTAGTTTCCACTGCGGCGTAGCGTTGGTTTTCACGACCTCGATCGCGGTCGTCACCTTTTCGCCTTCGATCAGCACCAGATCGCAGATGCAGATCACGGCTCCCCAGCGCTTGCGGAGAGTTTGGCGTGTTGGCTTGCGCTCAAAGCCACTCTGATCCCAGGCGATGATACCGCCGCCACCCTCCGTGAAGGGATACTCGACCACCACGCGAAAGTCTGGGGTGTGGGCCTCGGCCGCAAATGCGCTGAGCCACCTGGCGAGACGATGCTTTGCGCGCATATGCTCGGCGCTTTCGCTCGAGGCAAGGCGACGGAGGGGCGGAGAAAGTCGGGTCATGCACAAAACCCGAGGCAATCACAGAATCGCTCCTCTATCCCTATGATATATATATAAAAAATAATATTGTTACTTTTGTTATTATGTACAGGGATTAGCCAGTGCGTGCCCGCACACGTGTGGGGTTGCGCCTTACCCCCGCGCACGCGCACATAATAACAAAACCCACAAAAGCCTATTTTCAATAGCTTGGCGACGACGCAAAAAGTATTGTTATTCATCGCTCGCGGCCTCCCCGGCGACTTGTTCACCGATCGGCTGCGCCAGGATGTAGCGCGGCCCAAGCGGGCGGCCAGCAGTCTTGGAGGGGCCGAACTGGATCTCAGTGATCGCACCGTTTGACACCAAGGTTTCGATCAACTCGGCGAACTCGCGCGCGGTCAGCTTCAAGCCCCTGTGAAACATCTCGCGCCGACTGCATGGCCCATGCGTGCCGATAATTTCGAGGGCCTTGTTCAGCCGCTTCTCAAAGGGGCTTTCCGCCAGGAATCGCTGCGCATCGCGCAACACGCTGCGGGCGGAATGCTCGGCAAGCGCCCAACCCCAGGACACATCAGGCGCGGTAATCTCTGGCCGCGAAGGATTGCGGCTTATGGCGCTGATCAGCGCGAGCTTACTGGCATTCTCACCAAGACGGTTGACGATCGCGGCTTCGTGGCTACCGGCGACTTTCCTTGCCCAGGCATCCTCCTCGATAAGTTTGCTGTCATGAAGCGCGGCAGCGGGGGCGCTCATCTGGATGGTCTCAGGGGTGGCATCCTCGGTCGCGACCATCGGAGCAATATGCAGCGCGGGCAGGTTGCCAGCTGGCGGCGGCTCGCCCGGGCCGCAAGCGATCAGCCGAAGCGCGTCGAGCAGCGCTGGCGATGGGGCAATGATACCGGCATTCCGGTTTCGCTCCGGCCGATTGATGTCAGTGGCAAAGACCAGAAAGCGCGCGAGGGAGCCATCCACCATGGCGCCGTGCTCAAGCGCCTTCCAGAAGGTGGAGGGTGTGGTGGTGCCGTAAAAGCAGACGCAGGGCTGGTGGATATCAATCCGCGGCGCGTCTTTCTTGTTGGCATATTCGGTGCCCCGGTAGACGCCCTTTGCGCGGCTGTAGAGCTTGAGCAGCTCCGACCAGATTTCGGCCTTATGGGCCGGTGCCCTGCCGCCGGCGACGGAATTTAGGAACAACCCGAATTCGTCGATCTGGAAAAGCTTGGCCGGGTGCTGTTCCAGGGAAGAGAGCATTCCGCGTCCGGAGGCGATCGTCTCCCCGCCGAGGAAGCATTCGAGCTTCGCAAGATCAAAGCAGCGCCGAATGACTTCTGGCGCGTGATCCTTGCCGCCGCCGCTCTCAGCAATAGCTGCGGCGTAGATATTGGTTCGAAGATCTGTCGGCGTGCGGTACTTTCGCCCGGCAAGAACGCCGACGGCACAGATGGCGGCACCGAGCGCCAAGAATGGCTGCGGCCGCAGCGCGGTTCTGACGCATTCATCCATCAGCATTTGCAGAACACCGCCCGGGCGGAGCACTTCCTCCGGCACTGGCAACGGTGTGATGTTTTCCGGCTTGCTGCGCTTGGCTTGCAATTTTTCCAACAGCCCCGCCGCCGGATGCGGCATTGCCATTTGCTCCGCCACATTCCCATTCAGGATGATTTCAGGCGGCGGAAGCCAGCCACGCTTTTCCGCCAGCCAATAGATCTTTCCCGCACCTGCGCTATGCGGCTTGAGAGTGGCCCAGCGCCGTTCTGGTGTGTCGCTGCGGCCCGATTGTCCGGACTTGCTCGCATTGCGTGACCAGTCGATCCAAAGCTGGCGGCCTTCCTCGCCAATCGCGGCTTTGATCGCAGCGCCGATGGTGATCCATTCATTCCCCGGCAGATCATCATTCGGCAGATAGGCCAGCGCGGCAGCGACGGCTTCTGGGGTGCCACGCGGATCGGATGGCCCGCGCCAGGTGTCGCTCGGGCTATCCATGTGCAGTGTTGTCTTGCGCAGCGCCGCCGGCACCATGTCCCACGCGGCGTCCAGGAAGGCGTCGCAGGCCGCTTCTGTAATCTCCGGCAGGTCGGCAAGCGGCGTGTCGGTCAGGCCGTCCTCTGGCCAGGCATAGGGCTGCCCGGTGACGGGATGGATGGCATAGGCGACGAATTGCTGCCCGCGTGCCAGCACTTCCAGCGGATGACGCTTGCGCCCGCGAAAGGCAGTGGCAGCGCGATAGACCAGCAAGCGCTTGGGCGCCTGGCCAATGCGCAGGCATGGCGTCTCGCCCAGCATGCGCTTCGCCCGATCGGTGAGCGCGACCGCGACCGAGGCATCAGGGACATCAATGTCGATGCCCACCACCGCACCGCAGGCGATGCCCACCGCGCAATCGGGCCAGCGACGCCAGATGTCGATCTCAAAGCTTTTGGTCGCCCGGTCGCAGTGCCGCGTCCAATCCGGATAGGCCGCCCAGGCGCCCTTGCGGAAGTGGCCCGGCACCTTGGCGCCTGGCATGATGGGAATGACGGGATAGCCATTATCTACCAGCCGCGCGCCGAATTGGGCCATGAAATCCTTCATGCGGCCCTCCCTGGCAGAGGCGGTGCGGGATGGCTGCCGCTATCCAGGCGTTGCGCCAACGCGTCCTGATAGGCGGTGACGATTACCTCCAGCAGCGTCAGCCATTCGGCATCGCTCAGCACCGCAAGATCGGTCTTGCCGATGCTCTCCAGATACTCGCCCGCCATGGGGCTCGCGGCCTGGATGGCGGCGATTTCGTGTTCATCGGGATCAATCACGCCCCACCTCCGACGCATGGCATGCATGCAGCGCATGGAGCAGACCCAGCGCGGAGCGCCGGTCTTGCGCCGCGGATCGAACCAGCCAAAGCAGCGCGTAGTGCGCAGGCGACAGGCAGCGCATTTCAAATGAACCTCACTGCAGTGATTTCGGTGTATTGGCCGGTGGGCCGGACTTGGATGGCGATGGGGCGGCGCAGATGCTGCTGTTGGGCCAGCGCCTCATTCACCGTCATGGGCGGCGGCAGATTGCCCGCACGACGCCGCCACCAGGACAGCGCCTTGTCGCGGGGAAATCCGGTGTGCTCGAAGCAAACCCATTCGCTGTGCTGGATAAGGCCGCATTCATAGGTGACGCGCAGCGACGCCGGCTTGCCGGCCTTTTCATGCCGCGAGTAGCCAATATCCGTGACATCGCACCAGGCTGCCTGGATCTGCGTCGACAGCAGCGCGTCCGACGCTGCCTTCGGCGCCACCTTCACCACCGGCGGTGGGAATTCATAATCGCACTCAACGCAATGCCGCGCGCTCGCGTGGTTGATGGTTTTGCATTCGGGGCAGGTTTTGATCGGCGCCTTACCGTCCTCTGCGGGTTCCTTTTTGCGACCATCCACGGTGTCTATCGGGCCGTGCCGCGCGGTGTTGCCGGCGAAGTCCAGCACCAGGCAGTCATCCTTGCCCTCGGCAAGGCGCGTGCCGCGACCAACCATCTGGACATAGAGCCCGACGCTCTTTGTCGGGCGCAGCAGCGCGATCAGATCAGTGCCCGGCGCATCAAAGCCGGTGGTGAGCACATTGGCGTTGGTGACGCAGCGCAGCCTTCCGGCCTTGAATGCGGTCAGGATGCCATCGCGTTCGGGCCCGGGTGTGTCGCCCGTGACTGTCTCGGCGCTGATGCCGTGCTCGCGGATCGCGTCCCGCACATGGCGCGCATGGGCAACGCCCGAGCAGAACACCAGCCAGGATCCGCGGTCAGCTCCGTGCTCGACAATTTCGGCCACAGCGGCGCGCGTGACCTCATCGCGATCAACTGCGGCCTCAAGGTCCTTGGCGATGAATTCGCCGCCGCGCGTGCCAACACCACCGACATCAAGCTGGGTCGTGGTCTGCTTCGGGACGACCGGGCAGAGATAGCCTTGCTGGATCATCTCCAACACCGGCACCTCATAGGCAATGTCGGTAAAAAGCCGATCCTCGCCCTCGTGCAACAGGCCGCTATCCAGCCGGTAAGGTGTAGCGGTGAAGCCAACCACCTTGGTGAGGCCGGCATTGATCTCCTTGAGTTGCGTGAGAAAGCGGCGATACATGCCGCTGTCATTGCGGCCGAGCAGATGGGCTTCATCGATCAGCACCAGATCGCAGCGCTGCACCTTGTATGCGTGGCGGTGGATGGATTGAATGCCGGCAAAGAGGATCTGCGCGTGAATGTCGCGCCGCGACAACCCAGCCGAATAGATACCGGCTGGTGCATCAGGCCAGCCGCGCAGCAGCGCCATGAAGTTTTGCTGGATCAGCTCCTTCACATGGGTGAGGACCAGAACACGAGTGTCGCCATAGGCGGCGATCGCCTCCTGCGTGAATCCTGCGATGCAGAGGCTTTTGCCCGTATTGTGATGAACAGTGAAATCGGCAGTCAAATAGAGATGATTGCCATCAAGCGAGAAGCCATAGAAAAGGCCCTCCGGCAGCGGTTGTAAATCGAAACCGGTGACCAGCGGGTTCTTCTTTTGGCGGCGCGGCGCAGCACGTTTCCGTACGACGCGGGTCGGGATCATATCTGTGTGGCCGGAGATAGTCACACGCCAGTATGTGCCGCCAACGCCGTTCTGATCGAATTTCTGGCAGGGCACGCATGACGCGCAAAGGCCGAGGCTACGGGCAACAAAAGTGGTGTCCCTAGCCAGCTGCTCTGACTTGCTGATGTAGTCAAAGCCAGTCCCACCGAAAAGGTGACCATCAGTATCGAGTAGGCCAGCCAGAACCTCTAAGCGAACATCACGGCTACCCACCTTGTAGCACTCGGGAATGAACTTCTCCGAAGCGTCGTGACCGGCAAGGCCAAGCTCACGGAGGATGGCTTTCACGCGGTTGGGCTTTCCACGCTGAGCGAGGGTATTTGAAAACACAACCCCCCAGCAGGTACCGCGGCTATTCTCCCGCGCCCTGTAGTGAAGCCCGTATCGTTCCATCTCAGCCCAGAGGCCGTCGAGTACTTCTATATCCGGGTTGCTGACCGCCACACCATGCGTCAGGCATCCATCACCGAGCAGCACACCAAGCGCCCAGGGATCAAACGGCGGTGCCGGGCGGACCGGGAAGTCTACGGCAACCCGCCGCAGCTTCCGAAGGTGACGCCATGATTTCGACTTTGTGATATATTCACGGATGGAGATATTATCGATCCTGCTGCCATCTTGAGTGCAGCGATAGGGCTTTCCTTCATTGGTTGTCGCAAGAGACAGAATGTGGCCCTCGTTGACGGCGAAGGCATGACCGCCACGCTTCGGGGTTACTTGCCACATACGCTCGTGGCCGCGGGCCAGCTGCAGAACGCGACGTGGTTTACTGTCTGGCCCCATGAGCAGGTCACCTGGCACCACGTCTTCGACCGATTTTGTAGAACCGTCATGCATCAGGATCAGAGTCCCAGCCGCATGGCAGCCGGTTGGGAGCACGACCAGCGGATTTCCTGCGCTGGCGGAGAAATATTCGTATAGCGCCTCGATGGCCGAGCGCTGATAGGGGCGGAGGGAGAGGGTCAACGTTGCGCCCCTTCCATTCCATCCTCAAGGAGCGGCGCGCAGCGCCGGCGCAGATCGAGCCTCGGGGCCGAAAGTAGAAGCTGGGACCGGAGCACGATCTGCCGCACTCGGTTCTTGCTGATATTGAACGATTGTCCGATGTCTTCGAATGTTTGTGGCGCGTCGCCATTCAATCCGAAATACATCTGCATGATGCGCTGCTCGCGCGGGCGCAGGGTGGCCAGCGCGGCGTCGAGCGCACTGACGGCGTCGCCCACGGAGATCGCTCGTTCCGGATCGTAGGCAATTGAGGTGGTCGCGCTACCAACAAGTGCCGGTAGATCCTCTGCGTCGACTTCCCGCGTAACGCGGTTGGTATCCAGCGCCCGTCGTATGAAGGGCGCGGGGAAGAGATCCTCGGGCAGCCTGCATAGCGTCTTCGAGATGGCGAGGATGCAGCTGCGCCATTCTCCGTCCTGGCGCAGCGGCGCGATCTTGAGTTTCAGGTAGTCGCTGACGCGCGTATAGGAGACGCCACTGTCGCGTGCGAGTGCCGCTGCAGTCTCACATCCTGCAGCGCGCATCGCCGTCAGCAGCGCATTGTTTTTGATGGTGACGATCACCAGGAGATCGCGGTTCATGCCGCCACCCCCATCGTTACCGCATCTGCCTTGCTGAGCCAGCGACCACCGCGCTCACAGCCTGTGCAGATCAATTCAGCGATATGCGGCCCCTTGCCGGGCGCCACGAGGAACATGGTGCCGTCGCAGGTAAGGCAGGGGCTTCGCGCGATAACTCTTTGGGATTGCGCTTCCGGCACGCCGTCGCGCCACTCTGTACCGTCGCGCAGCCGATAGCTTACCCAATCCTCGCCAGCATCCTCCTGCTCACCCGCGATGAAGTCCGGGATAAAGAGATGCGCGACGCAGCCGGCCTCCTGGTCGCGCCGGCCAAGCTGATGGTCGTGCCGCGCGCAATGCCAGGCGCCGTCATTGGTGGGCGAGGCATGCAGGCAGGATCGGCAATGCCGCTCCGGCGTTGCACCGTCATGGCAGATCGCGTGATGCTCGCAAAAGCGGCATTGCCACCATGCGGGATCATCACTGATCCGTGCCGGGGGGCGCGGCGCCGCGATGATGCGCGCGGCTTTCGCCATGATGCGCAGCGCGGCCTCGGCATCGTAGCGGATGCGTTCCTGGTAGAGCTCATCGGTGTTCTTGTTCACCGCGAGGTAAAAGGCGCGCTCCAGGCCGGCGAGATGCATGTAACTTTGCATCTGTGCCCAGTGCAGCGGCTTGGCCTTCGCGACGCCATCGCGTTTCAGGGCGAGGAATGATTTCTCGCTATGCGTCTTGAACTCACAGACATGCCAGGCGCGGGGCGCTTCGGGAAAACCGATCGCCACCGCATCCATGCTGCCGCCGAAATGCCCGCCCTCATCGCGTAGCTGCCATTGGCGCCCGGTGGCTGGATCGAGATCCAGCACCGTGACACCGATGCGGCGGAGATCAGCGACAAAGCGTGGCTCCGCCAGATTGCCAGTATCAAATAGCCGCAGCAGGCGGCCCGTATGCCTAGCGCGCGTGGTCCAGCGAAAGCCGTACCAGATGGCGCGCTCGCATTCGGTGCCGATCAGTGACGCGCCCAGATGTTCCCGAAAGCCGTGATCGGCCGCCGCCTCATAGGCGGTGTAGATGGCCGATACGGTGGGCGTTGGTGGGATTGGCAAGCAAACCATGGCAGCCTCCGCGCTCAGGTGCGCCGCCAGGGGGGCGTGCTGCCGGTGCCTGGGCGTGCAGCAGGCGGGGGCGTTGTCGCGGGGCGGGGCGGCGGCGCTGCTTGGCTAGGCGCAACACTGGTGCTCCCTGCTTTGGCGGCGGAATAGCCAGACACCTTGTTCCGCGCCTCGCGGTACACGCCGTATTTGTCGGTACCGGCAGGCTCGACCTTCAGCGTCACGAACAGCGGTTTGAAGTGAAGCTGCTCGCTGTCGCCGACATGCATCTGGCCCACCGCGTGGCAGATGGCCGACAAGGTGCGCTGCGCGATCTCCACCGTCTGCTCGTTGCGGTTCACCAGGTTCAGCTGATCGAAGATCTTCCGCCGTGCGGAGGGGCCTTCCAAGATCTCGAAGACCAGTTTCAGCAGCTGCCCGTCGCCCGCCTTGGTCGGTGCCATTTCACTCTTGATCAGATGCGCGAGGTATTTGCCGGGCGGCAGTACTTCAAACGGAACGGCGGGGGCGACTTCCGTCGCATCAAAAGTACCATTGAGGGAGGCCATGAGATCAGTTCCCTGTTTCTTGGGTGGGGATGACGGAGGCGCTTGGCGCTGCCGCGTAAAAGGGAATGCCGGCAGCAAGATCGGCCCAAGCGAGAGGGATGGTCTCCTCAAGCCCGAAGCGGTTCTTGGCGAGAAAGGCCGGGCGTTCGATCGTATGCAGCAGCCGATCGCCACCACTCACGCCGCGCACCACCTTCTTGTTAAAGCCGACATCGGATTTCAGCGTGCTGACGCGATAATTCGCGAACAGCACGCCATCGACATGCTCCTGCACCAGAGCAGAGGCACCCTTGTGCAGCTTTGGCTGATAGCGGTCGTAAGGCTCTGTCTCCGGGCTATCAAAGCGCCGGATTTCTGCATGCGCGATCAGTAGAACGCCCATGCCGCATTCATCGCGGAGTGTATTCACCGCATCCAGAAAGGTCCGCCAGGTATCCAGCGCGGCCTGATAGCCCTTGCCATAGCCGAAGGCTTCAATATCGCGCTGATTGTGCTGCTGCGCTGTGTGCTGCCAGATCAGCGGTTCCAGCCAATCAAGGCTATCAATGACGAGCGTCTGGAACTCATGCGCTTCGGAATAGAGGCTACCCAGCGCTTCCATGACGGCGTCAAAGTTGCGCAGCAGCCCAAAGGTTGCGGCATCAATGCGCCCGAAGCCGTCCTCGGTTTGCAGAAAGATCGGGTTCGGCGCATCCGCGGCAAGCTTCGTTTTGCCGACGCCGGCAACACCATAGATCAGCAGGCGTGGGGGACGCGTGTCCCCACCACGACGGAGTGATGCGAGTGAGATAGCCATTACGCGGCCTCCTTCGCTTCGAGGGCGTAGGAGGCGCGGCCCGTGGCCATCTCGCGCAACTGCGCCGGTTGGGTGCGATTGCTCATGTGTGTCTCGTTGGAATGGGTGATGTCCGGCTCTGGCTTGCATGGCGACGGCCGGACGGGCGTTGCCATTTTCATGGGGTTGGGCGTCATGGCAGCACCAGCAGTTCCGCGATCCAGCAGAGCGCGATGAAACCGCCGGCAAAGACAGCGCCGATGGAGAGGCTGCGCAGCAAGTGGCCGAGGCGACGGAGCCGACGCATGGAACGGCGCGTCATGACTTCACCTGCGGTGGCGGCAGGCCGCGACCAATCAGTTCCAGCCAGACATGCAGCGGCACGACCACGAGCGGTGCGGCACGGTCGCGCCAGAGAAACAGCGCATCATGCGTGCCGAGCCAGCGCTCCAGCGTCTTGAAGCCCTCGCCGTCACCGCGGGCTTTGACTTCGGCGACCAGCGGCGGTTCGGCCGCGCCGCGCGCATAGATGTCGATGTCGGCACCATTGCCGCGATAGTGCGTGGCACCGGATAGCGGGACACGCTCGGCGGCGATGCCGCTTTGCTTGTGGATCTCCACCAGCGCGCGTTCGCGCCGGAGGCCCTTGTCGCGAGAGGCTTTACCCATGACGCGCACCATCTGATGGAGCGGTAGCGCCGGTTGCCTCACGGACTTTCGCTTGCTCAAAAGCGTGAATATCTTCAAGCCGGTAGGCCACGCGGCCGCCCAGTTTCAGGAACAGGGGGCCCTGACCCAGCCACCGCCAACGCTCGAGTGTGCGGGGGCTTACATTCCAGCGAAGCGCCAGATCATTCTGATTCAAATGCCGCGTAGTCATTCGGACCTCCTTCGGCTGCCGAGCAACCGTGAGGGAACCTTGCCTGACCAGGTGGAAGGAGCAGGGAAGGAGGAAGGAAGGAGAAACGGAAGGAGAGCGTCAAAAATGAAAAAGCCGCCTCAAGGGCGGCTTTCGGATAGGGGAAGAGCGTGGATCAGAACTCAATCCAGCAGTTTCCGGCCTTTTCTTTTATGAATTTGTGCCAATCCGCATTTTTGCTGAAGGCTCTAGCCAGGGAGTTGGTCTTGCCACGCGCTCCAGCATCTTCCAGCACCTGGGAGGTCCGACACACCGCATCGTTCCGATTATATGCATCCACTAGGATTTTCAGAATTTGGCGGTGCAAATCACCTCGGAAAATGAAGGTCTGATGCCCGATGCGGATTTGCCCATAGTCCGCTGAATGGCCAATCGGCTTTAGCTGGGACGCTGGTACCATTTTCATGCGCTTGGCGAGAATGATAGGATCAACGCTGATGCTCGCCGCAGCTTCGCCTACGTCCCGTAAGGCCACGATCATATGGCCCGGTAAATCCACATCCAAAGCATCTGTGGTTGACGTGATGATAACACGCATACCGACTGCCGGGCGCCTCAATGCTAATGCCTCAAGGCTTTTCAAATGCTCCGAGTCAAAAAGCCTTCGAGCAAACCAAACAGATACCGGTTGCCCGCGGCTTTCCAGCTTCACTGAACCAAGATCCCAGGCTACCTCTGGTATCAACACCTCATCACGCTGCGCTGAACCGCGTTCACAGCGTACAAGAAGCTGCGAAAAGAATATGGGCATCGTCACTTTGTAGAAAGCAAGGTCTTCTGCTGGTACGGCGGACCATTGGCCCGAACGAGTGAAATAGCCATAGGATTCCTGCTCAGCCGACCACTCCACCCGCACCGGGTCGTCCTCATAATCATCCATCACAGAAAATATGTCAGTCTGGCCGGTACTCAATAAGAGTTTGGATTCGACCAGCCTCCTGCCAGCTTCGCCGAAGCTGGCGTGCATCACCGCGCCACTAATCCTACCGGATTTGGTCTCCAGGATTCGCAAAAGCAGATCGACTGCGCCCTTATGTGCGATCAGCGCCACTAGTGTCCGCTCCGCCCTTCAAAATACCCCATTCACGAAGGTATTTTTCTCCAATCAGTCGCTCTCCTGCTGTCATCCCCTTCAGATTGCAGCCGTTTGGTACGGTGATCATCAAGCTGAGGGTCTTCGCGCGGCGCGATCTTCCATGAGGTACAAATTTAACCACGAGGCGCGCGCGCGTGATGGTCCAGTCAGCACGTCGCAAAGCTACCGGTCCGATATGCCGATCTGCCATTTCCCAGATCGTTTCACCATCATTCTCGCTGCATTCCAACGTGACCCGCTGGCTTGGCCGATCCAATGCTTGAAATCGGAGTTCCCTTATATTTACTGAATCTATTCTTTGCTCGATAGGTGCACTTGCGTCGGTCGCAAAGACAAAGGGCTCGACCAATACACTGAGGTCATACTCGCGCGCAGCGATCTTTTCACCCCGGAAAGGAATGCCCAATAGATGATGCCCCATGAGGCCAGCCAAAGACTCGCGGATATTCTTATCGCTCGCGATGACTTCAAGCACGCCGTCTGATGGCTCGTAGGTGATGCAGGCCTCATAGACCGGCTTTACGATGCGGCGATGCAGCTTTCCGTTCCCATCGAACCCCAGAGCATCATCGGGACTACCTTCGCGATAAATCGCAACCTGGACCAGCTGATGGGTGGCGCCATCGAAAGTTACGCGGTGGCGATCGAAAACATCCACATGGACCTTATCCGTGCCAAACTTGGCCCTGATCGCGGCGGTGAAAGCATCGATTGAGAGCTGATCTTTACGAATAAGCTTTTGTCTTTCGACGACATAGCCTGACCACATTCTGCCACGTCGCCTCTCGTCATTGTATCTGACCTCCTCGGCCAGCTGAAACGCACGGGGCTCATGCATGAGCATCCAGAGGGCGCGGTTATGCCCCCCTGCCACCAAGTCAAACTGACGGCGATTCTGAACGACATCCAGCAGGGCGTTCTGCCCAGGCTCGTCAGCGAGAGCGATGATCCGCCCAACTTCTAGGATCAATGCCTCGCGGTCCGCTTCTGCCAATGAATCAAGCGCAGCAATCAGGGCCGAGGCGACATCACTTTCGGACTCTGTCCAAACAACCGAGGGGGGAAGGTTGAAGGATTTGGTTTCAAAATAGGCCTGAAGGCTTGGCACAGGGGTTTTGCGAAAAAACGACGTAATTGTTGCCATACAAAGCCCTTTCTCGATCGGGGGGGAGGGACAATCGCAATATAGAACAGACCAAGAACACGGAAAAGAGGAAAAACCGGTATTTCTACCAGCCGTTGTGCTGGAGCATTCGATGCATTGAGCTTAATGGGACCCGAATCGACGTCTCAAAATTGAACCAACCAAACCACTCAAAGACAGAGAAACGTCGGTTTGCAGGATTTCGCAGCCCTTCGCAGCAGTTGCTAATTTTTCTCAAGCTGTTGTTTTTACTTGTTTTTACTCGACGCCTACCGCATCTCTCGGCCAACCGCCCCCAATCGCGAACGGTCTCAATGCGCAACGCTCTCTCCGGCCCCAATCCCCTACCTGCCGAGTGCCTCTCCGGACCGGAGCGCCTGGATGAAGTTGCGCACATCCTAGCCGCCGGCCTGAGGCGAATTCAGGCTCAGGACGCAAGTTCTTTATCTGCCGAAAACAGAGAAAGTTCATTCGACATTCTCGCCTTCAAACGCCGTGTTGGTCGTCGCAAACCAACCATTCGCGTCGGAGAAAGTTGATGTCAGCACTGAAGAAAAAACCTGAAGCAGAACCAGTTCGAATGAACGCCGGCCCCAGTGATGCCAGCGTCGTCGCGCAGCTGACAGCGCTGCGGAGAATGAGCGTGGTCGAACTCAAGCAAAGATGGGAAACGCTCTTTGGCACGCCTGCGCCGAACAATAGCCGAAGCTACCTGGAAGTGCGCCTCGGCAATCGCATCCAGGAACTCATGCTGGGCGGGCTTTCGCGCGACACGCGCCGCGTGCTCGATCTGCTGGTCAAGGAGCTTGAAGGCAAGAATACCCGAAAGGCGATCATGACCGACCCGCGCAAGCCCATCCCCGGCACGCGCCTGCTGCGCGAATGGGAGGGCGCCGAGCATAGTGTGACAGTGCTGCGCGACGGCTTCGATTGGCAGGGCAGGAGATTCAAATCGCTCTCGGCCGTCGCGCGCGCCATCACCGGCACGCAATGGAACGGCTATCGCTTTTTCGGCCTGCGTGAGGCCGGGCGGGATCCACGATGAACCGCGCACCAGGATCCACATTGCAGATACCGCGGCGCCTGCGCTGTGCCATCTACACGCGTAAGTCGAGCGAAGAAGGGCTCGACATGGAATTCAACTCCCTCGATGCGCAGCGCGAAGCCTGCGAGGCCTATATCGCGAGCCAACGCTCAGAAGGCTGGGCCGCCATTCGCGAGCCCTATGATGATGGCGGTGTTTCTGGCGGTACGCTGGAACGCCCCGCGTTGCAGCGCCTGCTGGCCGATGTCGAAGCCGGGCTGATTGATGTGATCGTGGTCTATAAGATTGACCGGCTGTCACGCTCGCTGATGGATTTCGCCAGGCTGGTCGAGATTTTCGATCGCAACCAGGTCACCTTCGTTTCCGTCACGCAATCCTTCAATACCACCACCAGCATGGGGCGGCTCACGCTCAACATCCTGCTGTCCTTCGCGCAATTTGAGCGTGAGGTGATTGGCGAGCGCATTCGCGACAAATTCGCGGCCTCTCGCAAGCGGGGCATGTGGATGGGCGGCTATGTGCCGCTGGGCTATGACGTGCGCGACCGCAAGCTTCTGGTGAATGAGGCCGAAGCCGCGACGGTGCGGATGATTTTCAAGCGCTTCGTGGCCATCGGGTCCGCCACCAAACTCGCCAAGGCGCTGGTGTCGGAAAGCGTACGCACCAAGTCCGGCAGGCCGGTCGACAAGGGCTATATCTATCGGCTGCTGAATAGCCGGGTCTATCTGGGCGAGGCCACGCATAAGGACGCTTCCTACCCCGGCGAGCATGCGCCGATCATTGACCGCAGCCTGTGGGACAAGGTGCACAGCATTCTCCAAACTAGCCCGCGGCTGCGTGCCGCCAATGCCAGGGCGCGCACGCCGGCCTTGCTGAAGGGGCTGATCTTTACGGAGACCGGCTGCGCCATGACGCCTGCTTTCACCAAGAAGGGCACTCGGCTGTATCGCTACTATGTTTCGATGGATGTGATCCGCAACCGGGCGCTGGACGAAAACCCTGGCCCTCTGCGGCTGCCGGCACCCATGGTGGAGGACGCGGTGATTGGCGAAATCCACCGCATGATCCGCGCCCCCGAAATCACCGCCCGCACCATTGCCGCGCTGCGCCACGAAGGCGCGGCAGTGGAGGAGGCCGCCGTGGTCGCAGCCCTTGCCGGGTTTGAGCGGCTTTGGGGCGCGCTGTACCCGGCCGAGCAGGCGCGCATCGTCCAATTGCTGGTCGAGCGCATCACTGTCAGCACCAATGGCATCGCGGTTGATCTGCGCAAGGAAGGGCTCGGCCTGGTCCTGCGGGACATGCTGCTGCCCGCGAAAGAGGACGCCTTTGCATGA